GCTTGCTGGTGCTCAGCGGCCACGTCGAGGTTGTCGGCTTGGTTGGTCATCAGAAGTTCACCCCGCGCGTTTTCTTTTCAGTCCGCAGCTCGGGTATGTGTTGCCCCTGCGCGAGATCCATAAAGCGGTTGTATTGGCCTTGGTAGGACGTGAACACGGTGCACTGCTCAACGTCGCGGGCGATCCCGACGATGATCTCGGCAATGCCTTTGTGTGCGCTGTTGGGGTCGTACACTTCGTCGCGGTACACGAAAAACACCAGGTCGGCGTCCTGCTCGATCGTGCCGCTATCACGCAGGTCAGACGGCATGGGGCGGCGGTCGGCGCGCTGCTCCAGTGCTCGGTTGAGCTGTGACAGAAGGATCACCGGGATCTTCAGCTCGCGCGCCAACAGCTTGGATTGACGGGTGATCTCACTCACGCGGGCAAGCGTGTTCATGCTGGAATCCTCGGCATCAATCAGGCCCAGGTGATCGATGATCAGCAGGTCGAGGCCGCGCATCATCTTGTGACGGCGCGCCATGGAGCGGATGCGGCTAATGGTCAGGCCAGGGCGCTCAGAGAGGCACAGGCCGGAATTCATGATCTTGCCGGCGGCTGCAGTCACTTCAAGGTTGTATTGCGTGGTGGCGCTGCCGTCTTTCAGCGCCCCCAGCGGAACCCCACCCTCTGCAGCGATCAGGCGGTCCATGATCTGCGCGTTGCTCATTTCCAGGCTGACCACTAAAACCTGCTTCTTGGCGCGAATCGCGTTGTGCCGAGCAATACCCATGGCAAACGTGGTTTTACCCATTTTGGCGCGGCCAGCCACGACGATCAGCTGCTCAGGCTTCAACCCGTTGATCTTGGCGTCAAGATCAGCCAGGCCAGTACTCAGGCCATCCATTGCGCCTTTCAGTTCTTCGCGGCGCTCCAGCTCTTCGATATGGGCGCGCATCACGTCGCCCGCATGAATGATCTCCTGGCTCGCTGCGGTGCCGTCTATGGCGAGAACTTCGGCCTGGGCGGCTGATACCTTGTCTGCGGTCGCTGAATCGCTGTGTGCGATCTCGTGGATCGTTTGAGCTGCGTTTATCAGTGAGCGGTCAAGGCTGCGGGCTTTAACAATCCGCGCATACTCTTGAGCGTTCGCCGCGCTTGGTGTGTTGCGCTGAAGCTCTGCCGTGTCGGCAATGTTCACCCCCATGCGCTCAGCGACGGTCAAGAAGTCAACGGCCTTGCCTTCTGCGCGCAGTGACAGGATGGCGCGGTAGGTGTCGCGGTTGTTCTGCCAGTAGAAGTCCGCTTCGGCCAGGTCAGCGCTAAGCATGTCGATCAGTTCAGGCTTGATAAGCATTGCGCCCAGCACGCCGCACTCGGCTTCATGGCTGTATGGGTCTCTCATTGATAATTACCTTCCACTACTTTCTTGAAGTTGGCCGGCTTCATCAGCCAGTCAAAGCCGATGCCGTTCATGCCCATAAGGAATTTGCTGGTGCGTACTGCGCCGTAGTACCGACCCCAGAAGTCAACAGACTGGAAGCGCTGATCAGAACGCCACAGCGAGCGGATAGCCCGGCGGCGTGCTTCGTCGCGGATCTTCGGTTGCGGCAGTTCTGGCAGCGTGGCGGCGTAGGTTTCAAAGATTGTTTCGTAGGGCACGCGGTCAGCCTTTGCTTCTGGCTGCGTGCTCTCGTCTTGCTGCTCGTCATTCGCGGCAGCGGTGACAAGAGCTTTTGATTCTTCTTCTCTTCTCTTCTCTTCTCTGGACCGCACTTTGTCCGCATCAGGTGCGGACACTTTGCGCGCCTCTCTTTTGCGCTCAGATTCCACACACCGACGCTTGGCAGATTGGCCGTTGTGCTCGTCAAAGCGCGGCGTGGCAAGGCCGTCCGCTATTTCGTACAACCACTCAACAGCCACCATCGCCGCCGCAAATCCAGGGAAACCGATCAGCTCGTCTAGCGCTTCGGAGCTGTACCCGTCGAGCTTTCCATCGGTTGAGTGGGTATCGAACAGACACCAGACCGCATGCAGTCCGCCAATCACGCGCAATCTGTCCGCACGCAATGCGGACGCAATGCGGACAACTTTAGGGCTGGTGGCCAGGTCGGCGCGCATCTTGATCCAATCGCCCGCCACGATCAGAGCCCCAGCTCGTTGCAGACGCGGCGAATCATGGCGTCATACGCCGCTGAGTCACCCCGACCATTCAGCGCAACCCATGCACGCTTGCGTGCTTCGTACTCAGCCCACACGTCACGGCCAGCAGTAGACAGACGCTTGGTCGCGCCAGTGAAGCGGCTAGCCCCGTTGCTCTTTTGCTTATGGTTTGCCATAATTGCCTCGCTCCGTTGTTGCTGTAGAAGAAGCCACCCTTTCCCGGTGGCTTTTTTGTGCCTGTAATTCAGGCGGCCTTGCGTTTCTTCGGCACCGGGTACAGGTCAGGGCGCAGCTCATGGCGTGCGACCTTGGTAAGCTTCTCGATGATCAGCACCCGCTCTGCGGGTACGCGGCCAGATGCGCACCAGTTCTGCACGGCCTGCGGGGTGCAGCCAAGCGACCTAGCCAGAGCGGATTGACCGCCAGCTATAAAGGCTGCACGGTTAATAGCGTTTTGTTCCATTACAACCTCCACTTGTTGACTACAATCTAAGCTTACATCAGGAGCGGCTTATATACAAGGGAGAAGTGTAATGACAACTACAAGGGAAGGTTGTAGTTTCACAGCCATGAAAAATATCGGCGAGCGTATCGAGAAGGCCCGCGAAGCGGCCCGGCTTAATCAGTCGGAGCTGGCGCGGCAAATGGGCGTCAGCCCCCAGGCCGTGCAGAAGTGGGAGGCCGGCGAAACCGTGCCCAGGGGCCAGCGCATCGAGCACCTGGCGGCGGTGCTGGGCGTTACAGTTACTTACTTGATGAGTGGCGACGAAGGCGCTGGCCTTAGGCTAGTATCCGACAAGCCGGCACTGCCCTTTATGGGCAAAACCGTAGTAGTCCCACGCCTGGATGTATCTGGGTCGATGGGGCATGGATTGGCCAGGTCGGATGGTTATATGGATATCATTGAGCGCATGACAGTCAGTACAGACTGGGTGCGGCAAAACCTTAGCGTCACTACACCCAACAACCTCGCCATCATCACAGGCCGAGGCGATTCAATGGAAGGCACCTACGTTGACGGCGACCTGCTGCTAGTAGATCGCGGCGTGAACGACCTCCAGACCGATGCCGTGTATGTGCTGTCTATAGATGGCGAGCTATACATCAAGCGCGTACAACGCCAGCCGGGCGGCTTTATCGTGATGATCTCGGATAACCCCAAGTATCAACCGATCACGCTCAAGCCCGCCGACATGGAGAGCTTCGAGGTGATAGCGCGCGTGCTGCTGGCCTGGAACGCACGCAAGATGTAACCCGCAACATGATGCAAACAAGCCCGCCAGCTGTGCGGGCTTTTTATTGCCCGCAACTACAACCACGGCTAGTAAAATATTTGCAATTACCGCTTGCACAGTACAACTGCGCCTTGTAAAGTTAGCACATCGCAGCAACACGCCGCCGCGCTGGCCGAAAGGCCCCACTCTTTAACAGTCAGCGCAACAACAACCTAACGGATGCGCCGTTAGCACTGCCAAAGGCTGGAGCCTCCCTGGGTGTGACCGGATCGGCGCAGGAAATTAGGCGTAATAAGACTTTTCACTGGCTGGCCTTGGCGACAGGGCTAGACGGTAAAACAAGATCCCCGACCGACAAATCCGGGGCGCCACCCAGCAACGCATGATGCCGCGCTGGGGCTATGCAGGTTTGCCGCCTGGGCATAAGGCACCGATCACCTGGCAACAGGGCGCATCGGAGAGTGTTGAACCCCAAGTGCGGGGCAAATGCATATCGTTGCCTGGATACAGAAGCGGTGCACGCTGAAAGCCCGCTAAGTCATAACGCCAGGAGCCGGGACGAGCCACCGGCCAACACTCTCCGATGCGTATTTCGCGCATCACAACCAGTGAAACACTTTGCCGTCGATCACTGGGGCAGGCTCGCCGGGAGGCGTGACGTAAATCGGGCCAGGTAACGCAGGAGCGAAGCCGCCAGGGGCCACTACACCCCGAAGGCAGCCGGAATAGGCGCAAGCCGGCACCACCCTACCCCGTACCCATAAGCAGGCAGCAATCACGCTGTGCGCCTGGCTTATGGGTATGCACTGAGGATCAGCTAATGAGCGAGTTATTCATCCCAACCGCCCGCAACAGTGAGCGCTTTGTTACCCGTCAGCCGACGGAGTTCGGCAAGGCCGCCAAGTACGTTCCGCACGCCGCTGTAAAGGCGCGTGAGGTAAACCGGCAAGCCGCTATCAGGAAGG